CTTGGCCTTCTCCAGCTGGGCGAGGAGCGGGGTGACCTGGTTCTGGACCTTCTCGCGGAACTGGCTGTAGACGTTCTTGAGGAGCCCAGTCAGCTCCGTATCGGTAATGACTGTCGGTGCAGGCATGGTGGTCCCTCCTATGGGACGCTAGCGAATCGTGGAAAGAACGCTGGCGATGGCACTTTCCATCGCCTCGTCAACCGTGGTGATCGGTTTGGCTTTCGGCTTGCTCGCCGCTGGAGCAGCGGACCCGGTGACGGGCTTGAGCGCCTGACCGATCTGTCGCTTGGCTTTCTGCGCCTCGACGCGCGCCCGATCTCGCTCGACCAGCGCCTGTTCCCGAACGGGATCGGTGGCTGATTCGCTGCGGTGCCGATGCGCCATCTGCGCCCAGAGGGCCAAGTCCTCCACGATGTACTTTCGCACCGCATCGTAGCGTGACGCGGGAATGTATCGGTCCCCCGTGGGGGCGATCACCGCGTGCGCCTGCATGGCGTCAGCCAATCGTGTTTCCAGTTCCGCCAGCTGGATGGTTGGCAGGGTCTGAGTGATCAGACTCAGGGCCGGTGCCACCTCCTGCATGTGAAACTGCTGTCCTACGGCCGAAATATGCTGCAACTCCTGCTGCAGTTGCAAGTTGCGAAGATCCTGCTCCGCCCGCTCCGCCCGACGCTCCGGGCTGTTCTCGCGGGAAAACTGCTCCTGCACGGCCAGGAAGAACTCGTCGTCCGTCAGCAGGCGCTCCAGCTGCGCCTCGCGCTCGGCCAGCATCTCGGCCAGCTCCTCGCGCTGCTTGGCTACGGCCTGCGCCTCTTGCTCGACCGACTGGACCCGCTCCTCCCGCTCCTGGTTGTACACCCCGAACTGGGCCAGCTTGACCACTTGGTCCAATCGGTCCTTCCGCACCTTGCCGTTGGCTTTGTACTCGACCATGAGGGCCGGCACCTCCAACTCCTCGCCCTCGGCGTCCTTGAGGACAAAGTCGGTCGCCAGCGTATCGGCCACCGGCTCGACCATGACGAAGCCCTCGGGGAGCGCCACCTCCTCGGTGGCCGCCTCCTCGCCCTCCCCCGCCTCTAGGACCGGCTGGTCCGAATCCTCGGCGGCCTCGGTAGGCTGCGCCTCTGCCTGTTCGGCCGCCTGCTCCTGCGTAAACTCCGCGATGGCCGACTCGACGGCGTTGTCCATCGCGGCGCTAATGTCGGACGGCGCTTCGGCGGAAGCGGTGGGTGTTGCGACAGCGGATTCCATAAAGGGAAGGACTGGGGTGTGCTAGGTCTGCCGGGATAAGGCGTCCGCTTGGAGCGCGGCTTGCTCGGCCTCGTCGGTGCCAGCCATCGTCTGCTGCATGAGATTGGCCACACCGATGGGGGGATTGCCGCTCGCCAAGGGCAACTGGCCCGGCGGGAGCGCAGGCACGGAGGCCGCCTGCGGGCCCTCGCCGGGGCCACCTTGCGGCGGGCCAGCGGGGGCACCGGGGGGCCTCCGTGCCTGCTTCTGGGCCGCCTGATTGGCCAGCGCCGACCACCGTTCCTGCGCGGCGGCGATGATCTCAGGCGACAAGTCGTCTTGCAGCAGGATCTGGCGCTCCAGCACGTCCTGGTGGATCGCCTCGTTGTCCTGCCACCGGAGTTCGGGGGGCGCGTAGCCCATCCGGATGGCCTCGGCTACCCGCATGGCGCGCGCTTCCTGGTCCTCGTCCGGCGTCCCCATGTCCCGCGCCACGGCGAACATCTGCCGGCGCCGGTACTCCTTGAGGTCGATTACGCCCGTCTGCAACCAGTTGTCCAGCAGGTACATGCGGAACGCCATCGGCATCGGCATCATCGTGGCGGCGTCCACCTTCACGTCGGAAATGCCGTCGAAGTCCGTGGCTGACACCGCGCGCGCGAGGTCGGGGCGACCCTTGCCTACGGCGCCCAGCGCCCGGGGCACGTCGTAGCCCCACGCCATGCCGGCCAGCGTCACCTTGGCCCAGTCCGTGAACGCCATCGCCAGCGCGTTGACGGCGGGACTGAACACGCGCTCCAGCTGCTCGCGCGAAGCGATGATGGCGCGGCCGGACTCGCCCGTGACCTGCCCGCGCGAGACGGCGTTCCAGCCCGAGGCGTCCTCAAACGCGGTCTTTTCCAACGCCAGCGCCTCTTTTACGTCCCCGCCGACGCTAAAGCCCTGCACCGGCTGGATCGTGTCGCTCATGGGGCCAGCGCCCCGGATCTCGATCATGGACGTGACGCCGCCCATGAACGTCTCGGTCGCGATGGCGTTGGGGCGCGTCAGGAACCGCCCGCCTGCGTTGACGCGGATGTTCTCGACCCACTTGGAGAGCAGCGCGTTGACCCGCATCTGGTGGTCCAGCCACTGCTCCATCACGGGGCGCGGGAAATACGACGGGTCGCTGGAGCCGTCACGCACGGGGATTACGGGGATGACGCCCCACATCAGCCGATCCGGCCCGAACACGACCTTGTCGCCTACCACGACCAGGTGCAGTCCTTCGGGGAGTGCGTCGGCGTGGGGCGCCACATAGACCGTAAACCGCTCGGTCACGTCCTCGTCGCGCAGCCGCTGCCCTTCCCCGATGGTGGTCTGGGTCAATACCCACGCGCCCAGCCCTTCCGACCCGTTGTAGGTCGGGGCGTTGCCGGTGGCCAGCGTGGTGTCGGCCGCGTCCAGCCCGGTCACGCCGTAGCGGAACGCCGCCTCGGAACGCGAGATCACCTCCCGGATGATGACCCAGTACGGTGGGATGCTGGCGGTGGCGTTGGGCGCCACGCGCACCTGTTCGACCCGCAGCGTCTGCGTAACGAGGTCGCCCAGCGGCTTACGCTCGCCCGGCTGGTCCCCCATCCGCTCGTCCCACGGCCCCCGGTCGGGGTCCCACGACTGGTGCCAGAAAGACACGCCGTCCGTCTGCGCCCAGAACACGGCCTCCCGCCCGATCCGCGTCATCTGCTGCTGTTCGTGCTGGTACTCCAGCGCGACCTGCTGCGCCTGCGCCTTGCGCCGGTCCTCGGGGTCCTGCGTGGTCGGCGTGACGCTGAACCCTGGGCGCTGATCCATGATGATCTGCATCCGCTGGTCCAGCGCCTTGTCCACCATGTTGTACACCACGCGGGCGGCGTCGCGGGGGCGGGCCGGTTCGCTCCACGGCCCCACGCCCTTGGACGAGATCCACTGCTGCCCGGCGCGAAACAGGCGGTTGCGCTCGACCAGGTGCAAGTGCATCTGCACGGACTCGCGCCGCGACTCCCACAGCCCGCGCGTCCACGACGCCCAGGCGTCCATGTCCTCGGCGCTGCCGGGGGTGGCCATCGGGAAGTCGGCGCCGTAGAGCGCCTTGCGGAGCGCGGCCAGCCGCTCGGCCTTGGTGCGGCCGTCCTTGTCCGGGGCGTTGGGCGCGACCTGCTCGTTGGGCGAGAGCGGGTTGGTGGACTCGCCCAGCGCCTCACGGATGATGGCATCCATGTCCACGCCCAGCATCTCCTCCCCCTGCACGCCACCCAGCGGGTCCATGAAGGGGTCGATATTGGCGTCCAGCGGGGGCATGGTCATCCGGGTGTCCTCTTAGTCGTCGATGCGGCCGATGCCGAACGCGGCCCGAACGCGGTTCCAGTCGCGCAGTTGCTCGTACCGCTCACGGATCGCCTTGAGCGTGTCCTCCTGCGCCCACCCTTCGCTCTGCGTCATGGCGAGCGCCACCAGATCCTCCGGGATGTCCGCATTGTCCACGGCGTCCGGCGCTTCCGGTGCGCGGATTGGCGCGAATAACTCCACGACCGCCGCCAGCCGCCAGACGGCGTAGGCCGCCACAATGGCCCAGAGGACATGCGCGGTGTCAGACATGGGTGTGGCCTGCTTATTGCGCGGCGTAGCGGACGGTGACCACGGGGTCGCCGCTGGTGTAGGCGCTGCAGCGCGCGCGGAAACCGGCAAGGCCGAAGGTCGGGACGCTCCAGATGCCCACGGCCGTGGCGGTCGATACCGGCGTGGCGTAGGCCGGCTGCTGGCCGACCGGCACCATGCTGGCCGCGACCCAGTTCGTGCCGTCCACGGTGGCCTCGAACGTCATCGTCAGGCTCAGCGTGCCGGTGATCTGCACCGAAACGGCGCCGGGCGAGGGGAAGCCGAGGACCGTGGCAGCCTGGTCCTGCGCCGAGACGGTGATCTTGTCGGACTTGAGTACGGTGGCAGCCATCAGTCACACTCCGTCGAAAGGGGGGAAACGGGCCCGGAAGGAATCGAACCTTCAACCTCCGGTTTTGGAGACCGGCGCTCGGCCAGTTTGAGCCTCGAACCCATGCAGTGTTGCGTGTTAACAAAAAAAGGAAAAACAGGTCCAGAAGGGATCGAACCTTCAACCTCCGGCTCCAGAGGCCGGCGCTCTGCCAGTTGAGCTACAGACCCGTGGCGCATCCTAACAGTCCCACGCCCGCAAACTCTTGTTGATCCGGCTGTTCGGGTCACGCGCCGTTTTGGCGCTGGTCAGCTTGGCCTTCATGCCTTTCATCCGCTTGCAGAACGCCACCCGGCGCTTGGCCTTGGCGGGGCTGGCAGCCGCTTCCTTCGCGGAGACCGGCGGCTTGATGTCCCGCCCCTCGGCGCGGAGCGAGGCACGGCCCTTGGCGTTGAGGCCACCGGCCGGGTTTTGTCCCTCTGCCCGCTGCCACGCCGGGGTTTTCGGCACTAGTCCTCCGCGTCCTCGTACTCGGCGTCCATCTCCTCGCCTTCCTCCTGCATCTCGTCCTCGTCCTCGGCCAGCTTCGCCTCCAGCTGGGCGATGCGAGCTTCGAGGCGGGCGATAATCTCGTCCTTGGACTTCGGGCGCTCACCGGGCATGGGCATGGGGCCTCCTTTGGCGCCTTTCTTGGGCATCCCGACCGCGATCATGACGGTCATGCCGGGGCCTTTGGCCGCACCTTTTTCGGGCATCTTTTCGGTATTCGCGCCCTTTTTCCGCAAAATCGGGCGCTTTTTCGGCGGTTTGTTGAATTCCTTGGTCCGCTCCAGCACGGCCTCCATGCCGCGCTCCTTTTTCGTCCTAGGCTCCACGGTTTTGGCCATACGGGCTACCATCCGGCAGGAAGTTGGGCGGCAAAGTCACCGGGGGCGACGTGGGTGGTGGGTGCGGCCACCCAATCTTCCCCCTCCTGCCGAAGATTAGGGTCGTCCCCGGTCGGTTGCCAAGGGGCAACCCCTTCCGGGGGCACCCCCTGCACCCGATCCCACCCGTGGAGGGCCAGCGCCAGCGCCATCACGCCGTCGTCGTGGAGCCCCGGCGGGGCCTCGTAGCGCACACCTGACGCTGCATAGGTGAACTCGAACGCTTCCAGCTCGGCCTGCAGCGCCGCGTCATGGTCCACTGCCCGGACCAGCAGTTCCTTGTTTTGGAACGCGGCAATGAGGCGTTGCATGAGGCGCAGCTTGGACGGCTGGGTAAACACATGGGGGGTGATGACGGCGCCCATCTGCTGCAGGTCGCTGACGATGGCGTCGCCGACGCCGGTCGCGTCGGCCACCACGGGGGTCTGGCCCACGATCTCCATGATCCGGGCCTTGGTCGCGGCCCAGGGCATCTGCCAGCGGTCAAGGGTCACCACGCGGCGCCAGGCGTCCATGCCGACCAGCCACGTCCAGTCCTGGCTGCGGGCGAGGTCCAGCCCCCAGACGACCACGGGGCCCTGCTCGGCCCCCTTGGCGCCCTCGGTAAAGGCGTAGCGGACGGCGTCCAGGCCGAAAGGGTTAGCGCCATCGTCGGTCGGGATGCCCTCGAACTCCTGGGCAAAGACCTCGGGGGGGAGTTCGCGCCGGGCGATCTCGACTTCTTCGGCGGGGATGTAAGGGTTGTCCAGCGTGCGAGCGCGGAAGCTCTGCCAGTCGGGGTCCTCGCCACTCAGGCCCCGGTTGAACAGGGTCACGAACCCGTGCCGGCGCCCTTTTGGCGTCCCCAGGATCAGCGCCTTCCCTGCCAGATCGACCAGCGTGGGGCGGATCGCGGCCTGCCAGACGGTCAAGAGGTCGCGCACAATGCCGGCCTCGTCGATCACCACTCGGGCGTACTTCCGGCCGCGCGCGGGGTCGGGTCCGTCCAGCGTCCAGACCTCGACCACCCCGCCGGTGACCAACTCCAGGCGCTTGTCCTGCTCGTTCATGCGCGCCGTCAGCGGCCCCAGCCGGTCCACCAACTCGCGCCACGCCTCCAGCGCCACCTTGTACGACGGGGCGAACCACGCCACCGGCTGGCCCGCTATCCCCCCATCGCACAGCCAACGCACCCCGCCCGCCGTCTTTCCCCACCGGCGCCCACACATCACAATCTTGAAGCGCGCCGGGTTCTCCACCACCTCCCGCTGCCCGGGATGCAGCTTGGCCAGCCGGACCTCGACCGCTTGGTCCCCGCCCGACCGCCCCCCTCGCTTCCCAGGCCGATGCGCCACAGTCTCCTGTACCCCTCTCGATGTCTCGTTAACGCGCTGACACGCTTACGGCTCGTTTACTCCTCGTAACGCTCACCGCGTTACTCGTCGCGTTACTCGGGACGCTTACTCCTTCCCCGTTTCCCCCTCTAACGCTTGCGGTTTGCTGAGCGAGCAGCGAAGCCAACCGCAAGGGTGTTCGTTAACGAGTAACTAACTGCACCAGCGCCCCCCTCTTACTCCCCCCAACCTCTCTGCGCTGGGGCAAGTCTGTCAAGGGGGGAAACCCCCCTAAACCCCCCTCGTCATGAAAAATTAATCAACTCTTAATGCGCCCTTAATCTTTCTCTCATGTTCCGGGCTGTTCCGCGCCGGGTTCCCATGCCTCTGGGCGCAAACTCTCCAGTCCCTCTCCCGTGTCGGTCAGGGCCCCTTGACCTGCACCACAGGCTTGCTGCTTGGCGCGATGCTGCCCACTACCGCCCGCTCCAGCGCCGCACTCTCCGCCGCTTTCAGCGCCTGGACGTTCCGCACCGTCCCCTCCTCCTCCACGATCTTCACCTGGAGCGTCTGCGCCCCCTGATGCTCCACGGTCTGCTTCTCTCCGAACTCCACCGGGTTCGCCTTTGCCGCTGCCCACTTCAACGTCTCGATCCGCACTCGGTCCATCGCCGTCGTCTGCGACGTACTCTCTCGCGCCGTCACCACCGCCTCGTCCGCATACGCCTGCCCCAGCAACGCCTTCGCCCGCTGATACCGCCGGAACCACTCCTCGTCCAGCCACAGCCACCCCCGCACCAGCCCAGGTGTCAGCTTCCCCGGATACCGCTCCGGCTCCCGCGCACTCAGCCGCCGCTGCTCCCGCTCCACCGTCTCCTGCAACGTCACCCCCTCCGCCATCCCCTCCAACACCAGCCCAAACACCTCCTCCCGCTCCTCCCGCGTCCACTGCCGCATACCCCACCTCCTCCGCGTTGACGTGTACCGGCGCACACTGGCCGGGGTGCTGCCGAATCGTACTCGCTTGCCCTCCGCCGGGGGACACCCCCCCTCCCCCCCCCGCCGCCGCTGCCGCCGCCGCGCGCGCACCGGGCCAGCCCCGCGCTATCGGCGCCGCGCGCGCCGCGCTGCCGGGGCCCCGCGCGCCCGGTGCGGCCGGTGGCGTTCGCCAGGCGGTTGAGAACGGTTCTCAACTGTACGTGCGCGCGGGCGGGGCGGGGGCGGGAGGCGGCGCCCCCCCCCGTCAGCCTAGCTCCGCGCGCCGCCCGTTGCCCCCTAGGCCAGCAGCGCGCCCCGACGCTAGCGGCGCCCACGGGTTGCACGGGGTTGCACTCTACTATTGACAGACTGGCCCGGTACAGGTATAATGTAGGTGCGCCCCGGAATCCCCGGACGGCGCGCCACCCGATACACGAGGAGCCCCGCCATGACCAAAGCTGATCGCGCGAGACTGGACCGAGTTACCGCTCTGGCCAGCACTGAGCCCGCATGGTGCGCTGCTACGCTGGCCGCTATGCACCGGTGCGCCGCCACCGCCCGGGACGCGAAGCACTATGCCGACATCGCCGACGGGTTGCGTCTTCCGGTGCGCTACGTAAACGGCTGCATGGTCCCTGCCTAATCGCCACCGGGGGGCGTCCACTCCGGGCGCCCCCCACAACCCTACCCTGAGGAATCCCGCCAATGTCCAGTTCGTTTCGTTTACTCACACCCGCACAATCGTCCCCCAAACTGGCTAAGCCGGGGCCCGATAGTTGGCGCCCCATTGTAGCGGCCGTGCTGCACCTGTCCCCGGGGCGCATATCCGGCCGCGAAACATGCGGGGCCCGGACGAAAGGTTGCACGGCGTCCTGCCTAAATAGTGCGGGGCGGGGGGGAATCGGGGCGCAATTTTCCCCCCGGGGGGAGTTGCTGCAGGGGAATACGATTCAGGTCGCCCGGATTCGTCGCACTCGGTTGCTCTTTGAGCAGTCGGCTGCCTTTATGCGCGCGGCCGTTGCGGATCTTGAGCTCCTCGAGCGTCAAGCGCGCGCGGTGGACGGGATCCCGGCCGCACGGCCGAATGGCACCAGCGATCTAGATTGGACGGCGGTTGCATGCATGCGGAAAAACGGCCGGTTGGCGAACATTTTTGAGGCATTCCCCAAGATCCGGTTTTGGGATTACACAAAGCACCCGGAACGCATGGAATGGGACATCCCCAACTATTCCCTAACCTTTAGTCGGGCCGAGACGCTAGCCAACCGACTGGCCAGCGTGCGCGTCCTGCAGGCCGGCCGGAATGTGGCGGCCGTTTTCAGCACGAAGAAAGGCCAGCCCCTACCGGAATCATGGAACGGGCATCGGGTGATCGACGGCGACGTGACCGACTTCCGGTTCACCGATCCGGCCGGGGTTGTCGTCGGGCTCCGGGCGAAAGGCTCCGCCCGAAAGGATACGTCCGGATTCGTCATCCCGGTCTAGTCCCTGCAGCTGCAGGGGGGCGCCTCACCTATCCCGGGGGCGCCCCTTCCCCCCTCCCCTCCCCTACTCCCCTCCCCTTATGCGCCCCTCCCCCTCCTCTTCCCCCCGCTTGCACCTTTCCGGCCGCCTGGTGGACCTGCGCGCCTTGCTGGCTGCCTACGGGGATATCCCCCTCCGCGTCCTCGCGCGCGACCTAGCGGCAGACCCCGCGCGCGACTATCCCCCCGCGCATGCTCCCGCGCATCACTCTTGACGTGACGTTAGCCTAGTCGCATACTGTCCCCGGGGGCGCACGCACTCCCGCGGCGCGCCCCCGTAGGTCCAAACCGCATCCCGAGAAACCCCGCCATGACCACCACCGCTAAGGAAGTTTCCCGCCGTTTGACTGTTACCGAGGTCGCGCGCATGATCCGCGCGGGTCTTCGGCGCGCGTTTCCCGCCGTGAAGTTCCGGGTATACCAAGGATCCGGGGGCGGATCCTTGAACGTTGTATGGACCGATGGGCCGACCGGGCGCGAGGTGGACGCCATCGCTGGCCAGTATCAAGGGGCAGGGTTTGACGGGTCCATTGATCTAGCGTATTCCGTGGACGCGTGGGTATTGAATGGGGAAGTTATCGGCCATCATACAACCGGCACCGCCGATTCCCGGGGGAGCGTGCCCGCCTATGGGGTCATCCCCCCGCACGACGACGCCGAACTGTGGACGCTCCCCCGCGTCTACGTCTGGACGCGCCGCCGGGCCAGTGTCGCCCGCCTTGCCGAACAAATCGCCCGTTTGGCGCATGCCTGGCGCATGGACGCGCCCGCCATCGCGGAATGGCACGATAGCGGCGCGTATGTCGACCCTACCCGGGAGCAGGATCTCCAGTGCTGGAACCGTACCCACCGCTATTGGGCCGAACTGCTACAATGGGACACCGAGCAAAGCGGCAACGCTTAAGCATCCCCCCAGCCCCTCGGCATCCCGCCGGGGGGCGCCACCTCCCCTGAGGAATCCCGCCATGCCGCAAGCTCCCGCCGTTTCGCATATCGTCACCGTGTCGTTTGTGGTGGACGGTGCCGCCGATCCTACCGCCGCCGCGCGCATCATTGCCGACTACCTGGACGATGCCGCTACCCTCCTCCCGCGCGCGGATATCCCCGCCGTCTATGTGGACACGGCCGCCCCCGCATGCGGCACAGCGGCCGATGCTGTCGCGCGCCAGCTGGGGCACGACGGCACGCGCTGGCGCACAGACGACGGCCGCACCCTGGACGACCTGGTGCAAGAGCATGACGGGATGGTCGAAAATCGCGACTGGCGCTATTCTCCCGACTGGAAAGCCGTGTTCCCCGACGGGTCTGTCATTACCGTCACGGCCGCCGGGTGGGATTTTGGCTTCCCCGAGTGCTGGTGCATGCAAGGCAACGGGCACGAGTCCTGCACCGCCGACTAACCCCCCCCACATCCCCCACCAGCCCCCCGGCGGCCACCAGCTACCGGGGGGCGCCTCATTTCCGGCCCGCCCCCTCCCCGCACCGCACCCTACCCCTTCCCCCGCCCCCGTTCGTGCCGTGGCGCCCCCTTCCAGCGCCCGCACGGGGGCTTCCCGCACGGGCCCTCCCGCGCCAGCCTCCTTCGCACATCCCCCAGCACATTTCTCCGCACATCCTACCCGCTGGCCCGCGCAAGCTCCCCGCGCGGAAGCTCTCCTGCCCGCGCCCCCTTGCGCGACCTGGCCCGCGCGCGTAGGATGGGGCAGCGTCACCTTGGCGGGTTGGCGCGACCGGACGTGATCCGGCACCTCCTCGGGTGCAACCCCTCCCCGGCTCCGGCTGGCGGAGGGGTTTGTCGTTTCCGCGCGCCTCGTGCCCGCGCGCCTCGTGCCCGCGCGCCTCTTGCGCGAACGCTGGCCCGCGCGCATGTTGGGGCGCCTCCTCTGGGGGCCGGATTCTGACACCGTTTCCCGGGGCGCCTGACATGGCGGGCGTCCGAACAACGGGATGAACTGCCCCCGACCACAAACTCCCCGCGCTGGTGGCGACCAACGGGGCCGGGCACGATAGGGGCGCAGGGATGTACCGGGCACGGCGCCCGGGCTGCCGTCTGAGCGGCTGCGGCCTGACCACCCGCAGGGCAAGACTCCAGGAACCGCCGGCCTCCATGCCCGCGCTGCACCCGAGTACCCGCCTGCGTCATGTTGCTGCACCAGAGGCCCCTCTGCGGGCCCGTGTGCGCCGTGGTGCCCGGGAAAACGCGGTCGTAGGGAGAGGCGAAGCGTCCCCCAACAGCAAACGCCCCCCGGATCTCCCCGAGAGGCGCCGCCTGGCCCAGCTGTTCGATCCGCTCCGCTCCGCTAGGGCTCTTATTTAATCGCAAACCGGCAGTCTTGATCGGGTTTTGATCCGCGACACTATCGCGACAGCGCGCTAGGCCTTCCCCTTCCTCGCCATCCGCTCCCGCCACAGCCGCTGCCCGCGCGTGAGCCCCTCCGGGGGCGCCTCCGGGGCCGCTGGAGGCGCTGGGGGAGGCGCTGGAATGGGCGCTGGAGGCTCCGGGGTGGGTGGGGCTGCCTCCACCTCTGCTTCCACCCCGTCCTCGGCCACCAGCCGCGCCTGGGCGGGCAGGAAAGGCCACTTGCGCCACGCCTCCTCCCACCCCGATACCGGGCCGCGCCGGACCACCTCCCCGCCGGTATGGAACGTCACCCAATAGCGGGTCATGGGGCACCCGGGAGGCCATCGGCCGGCAGGCAGTATACCGGCTTCCGGCGTGCATTGGTCGACCCCCCGCACTCCCGCCGGTAGCGCACCTCGTCCCACGCCTCCAGCCGCGACACGATCACCCCGGCATGTTCCAGCCCGCGTAGGTGGTGGCACAGGGTGGGGTGCGTGATGGGGACGTGCCGCAGCAGGTCGTCCACCGTCATGGCGCCATGCTCGCCCAGTAGTGACACGATCTGGTCGCGCCGCTGGCGGCTGTACGGCCGGGTCCGGGGGCTCATCGCGGCCCCTCCTCGTCCGACCGCTTACCCGCCTGCTCGTCCGGGTCCGGCCCCATGTGGACATCCAGCGACAGGACGATGACGATACCCCAGAGCAGGGCGATCAGGGCGAAGATGGCCCAGGCGGAGGCAGTGGCAGTCGTACTCATGGTGGTACTCATGGCGGCACTCATCGGCGGGCTCCTTGGACGCGGATGTTGTGGAGGGGCTGGGACCGAACCGGCCCGTCTTTCGGCCAGCCCAAGAGGTGGTACATGGCACGGTTGTGGACGAGGTGGTGCCGCAGGGTCCATTGGTCCGGCTCCAGCTTCCAGTAGGCCGCCAGCGCCCGCTGCGTGATGCCGAACGGGCTGGTATCGAGCTTGGCGGGCGCCTCTAGGGGCATCATCTGCGCCTCCATCTGCGCCTCCATCTGCGCCGGCATTGCGTCCTCTGCTGCCTCTCCCGCCGTCATCGCCTGCCCCATCGCCTGCCCCATCGCCCGTCGGGCGGCGCGCTCCTGCGCGATGCGCTCGCGGCGCTGCTGCCGCTCCACCACCCGCCGCTCCATCCGGCAGGTCATGCACCGCCAGTAGTACCGGCCGTCCCCCTTGGAGGCCAACTTCCGGGCGCCGGGGAGGGTCAGGTCGTGCCCCTTCTGGCACCGCGTCGGGGTGGACGGCGCCTTGTCCAGGTTCCGGGCCAGCTTCGACAGCTGCCGCAACGACCGGCCCATCAGCGTACCCCCACCTTCGCGGCCGCTGCCCGCATCACCACCTCGGCACGGCGGCGGTCGTACTCGATCTGCGCCGCCCGAGCCTCCCGAACGCGGCGGGCAAACCAGGCGACGATGGCAACCACCATGCCGAACAGGCCGAACACGACAATGGCACTCATGGCGAATCCTCGGGGTTAGGGTGTAACGTCTGGCAGCAGGACAACAGTAACGGTAGCGCCGGGGTTCTCCTTGTCAACACCAGCCATGTACCAGAACTCTTGCCGCACCTGCGAATCGTCCCACCAGACGGCGTCAGAGCCGTTGATCGCGTCCTTGACCTGCTTGGACCAGTTGAGGTCCCGGCGGCGGCGGTCGGGCTCCCGGACGGCGACCATCAGCAGCACCGGCCCCGTGGCGCGCGCCCACTTGGCCTGCTTGGCCGCCACCCAGGCGTGGTTGGCAAGGCGGGTCTTGGCGCCCCGGTACTTGGGGGTCAGGATGTAGCCGCTGTGCGAGACGTACTTGTCGTTGTCGCTGCACAGCGCGTCCCAGCCCACGTCGAAGGTCAGGGTGGGGTGGTCAGCCACGCCGCCTCCCGCGTGGCTCCTTCGTGGCCGTCCCGTCGCTCTCCCCCATCGTCAGGACGCGGGGGTGCAGTTGCAGCGTGCGGTAGTCCCACCTCACCGGAATGTCCATCACCCCCCCGTTGCGGTTCTTGTCCACGATCAGCCAAGTGTCGGCAATGTTGCCGGCCCGGACGAATCGGCTGTGGTCCATGCACAGCACCATGTGCGAATCGTTTTCCAGCGACGACCCACCCATCAAGCCTTCCTTGCTGGGTCGCACATCCACCGCACGGGTGGTATCCCGGTTGAATTGCGACAGGTTGACCAAGATGGCTTGGTGCTTTCTGGCGACCTCCCGCAGCTCATGCGACACGATCTCCACACGCTCGGTGATCTCCCTCACCTTGTCCACCGTCACCAGCTGCAGGTAGTCCACGATGAAGTAGCGACTGTTGTGATACTCCACATGGTACGTTATGGCCTGTACCACATCTGTCAAGCGGGAAATGGGGGTCCGGTTCACCAGCAGGCGCCCCCCGCTCTCGGCGTGCTGGCGGTTCACGGCGGCCGTGGCGCGGTGGTAGGTGGTCAGGTCGAACTGCGGTCCCTTCTCCAGCATCCCCACCGTCTCGCCGCTGGCGATAGCCAGGAAGCGGGTCGCCAGTTCACTACGACTCATTTCCAGCGACAGGAAAGTCACCGTCTCGCCGTAACGGATGGCCTCGCCCGCGAAGTTGAGACCAACCAGCGTTTTCCCTGTGCCGGACTTCGCACCGACCGTCACCACCCAGGTGCGGGCCAGCCCGATGCCGCCCCCGTCGCCCCGGCACAGCGCGTTGAGCTGCGCCAGCGGGGTGGGCACGGCGTCCACCGGGGCCAGCTTCTCGCCTAGCAGCTGGTCTAGCGTGTCGCCCACCACCGCGTCGAAGGCCACCGCCGGGGGCTCGGCGCCGATGGGCGTGGCGGTGCGGAGGATGGCGGCCCAGGTGGTGCGCCAGTCCTCGCCCCGCTGCTGCACGGCTTGGTGCAGGTCACAGAAATCCTTGACCGGCACCGCCTCCTCCCCAGCCCCCACCTTCACGTCCCGCAGCACGAACGCCTTGGGGAGATCCGCCGCGACGGACGCCACCAGCGTCGAGCCCCCTTGGTCCGGTTCTTGCCACACCACCACCTTCCGCCCGGTCAAGAGCGCCTTGTACTCGCTCCGCCACTGCGAGGCGCCAGGCAGCCCCACGGCTACCACGCCCCGCTGCCACGCCGCATGGCAGTCCGACTCGCCCTCGACCAGCAGCACCGGCGCGTCCTTGGGCGCCATGCCCAGCACGTCCTGCCCGTAGAGCGGCGTCCCCTCCCCGTCCCGCCCCCAGAACGTCCCCTTGCGGGTGCGGAACTTGGTGCGGATCAGCGCCCCCTCGGCGTTCCGGTAGGGGATCGCCACCATGCG